TATCAGTTGTGGGTTGATTGCAATATCCCTAATGGTATCTTGGCTTGGAATGCCACTGCCACAGTGACCAACAGCAATGTACCTGTGGTAGGGGAACAATATGCTTGGGTCTACAACGGTGGTGGAACGCCTATTGACTTTACCAGCATACCCAATCAGTTTGTGGGTACCGGAAACACCATAGTTCGTAGCAGTGTTTCTCCAAGTGCAACTACCAATAGATTTGACTTTGGCCTCAACAACACCAGCGGTGGCAATGTTACTGTGTCATATGGTTATGTCAAGATATCATGATAATCCAAGGTGTGACTCTCACAGGTACTTACGTAGTTGATCTTCCTGATATAGTAACTACCAACCTCTCAATGTTTTTAGATGCAGGTAATGCTTCTAGTTATCCAGGAAGTGGCACGGCTTGGACTGATTTGAGTGGTAATAGCCGCAATGGTACATTAACAAATGGACCAACTTATAGCAGTGCAAATGGTGGGTCTATTGTTTTTGATGGCTCTAATGATTTCGTTCAATGCACTGGTTCTCTTACAGTAACAGCTGCAACATTTGTAACTTGGATAAGACGAAATGGACCCCAAGACAATTTTGACGGTATCTTATATTCTAGAGGATCGGTTGCTACCGGAATATCGTTTTTTGGTACAACTAATAAAATTTCATATACTTGGAACGATGCCGTTAATACCTATACTTGGGATAGTGGATTGACCATACCAGATTTGACCTGGTGCATGATTGCAGTTTCCGTTACCAACACCACAGCAACAGCATATCTGTGTCAATCCAGTGGAATCACTTCTGCCATTAATACTGTGTCTCATACCAGTACTACCCTAGACGATATAAAAATTGGTCGAGATGAGGTTGACAGTAGATATTTCAATGGTAGGATAGCCACAGCAATGATCTACGATCGTGCCTTGTCAGCTGGTGAGATCACGCAAAACTTTAACGCCTTACGCGGTAGGTTTGGCTTATAAAGGTTGACTTACTGTAAGATTTAGTATATAATACATATATGCTGAATATCATCTCTGATTTCATTAAAAGTATTTTACCTGCAAAGCGTAAAACAACTCCCAGCGGTTGGATTAGCTTTAATGCACCTTGCTGTATACACAATGGTGACTCAGCAGATACTAGAGGTCGTGGTGGCTTGACTGCTAACGCAGATGGTAGTGTGTCATATCACTGTTTTAACTGTAATTTCAAAGCCAGCTATCAACCAGGTAGGCACTTAACATTTAAGTTTCGTAAACTATTATCCTGGATGGGTGCAGCAGACAGTGATGTTAAACGATTAGTAATTGAAGCTATTCGTATTAAAGACCTAGTAGCACCGGAACAGGTGAAAGAACCAGAAGAAAAGATTGAGTTTAAGGTTCGTGAATTACCCAAAGATGCTTTAATTTTCCAACAGCTACTAACACATCACATATTAGATGACTTTAATAATGTTCCTACACTGCTAAATTCAGCAGTTGACTACATTAAAGCACGTAAGATTGATCATACCAAATATGATTTCTTGTGGACTGATAGTACAGAACACAGTCTACATCAACGTGTAATCATTCCAATTATTTGGGAAGGTCGTACTATTGGCTACACAGCCCGTACATTTGTAGATGAAGTTAAGCCAAAGTATTACAGCCACTATGAACCCAACGTTGTATTCAACACTAACAATCAACAACGTGATTGGAAGTTTGTTATTGTTTGTGAAGGCCCATTTGATGCTATGGCAATTGATGGTGTAGCAGTATTAGGTAATGAAGTAGCAGAAGTACAAGCAGATATTATTGATGCACTTGGTCGCGAAGTTATTGTTGTTGCTGATGCAGACAAAAGCGGTGCTAAACTTGTCGATGCGGCAATAAAGTATGGGTGGAGTGTAAGTTTCCCAGTGTGGCAGGAAGATGCTGACTGCAAAGACATTAGCGATGCAGTAGTTAAGTACGGCAAACTGTTTGTGCTTAAAAGCATTATTGATGCTAAAGAAACGAGTAAATTAAAAATTGAGCTATTAAGAAAAAGGCTATATAATTAACATATGAGCAAAGAATATTCGACTGATCTGCAAAAACTATTTCTTGAAATGATGTTACAAGACCCGCAAAGTTATGTGCGAGTACAAAACATTTACAATCCCGAAAACTTCGATAGAAGTCTACGTGAAGCCGCTAAATTTATTAAACAGCACAGTGACGAATATAGAACACTGCCTACTATTGATCAAGTGCAGGCTGTGACCACAGTCACGCTTAAACACGTACCTGACCTAACAGAAGATCATTATAGTTGGTTTATGACAGAGTTTGAGGGCTTTACTAAACGTAATGAACTTGAACGTGCAATTCTAGCGGCGGCAGATATGCTGGAAAAAGGCGAGTATGACCCTGTAGAAAAACTTATTAAAGACGCTGTACAGATTAGTCTTACTAAAGATATGGGTACAGAATACTTTGAAGATCCTAGAGCTCGTATCGACAAATATTTTAACAGTGGCGGACAGGTAAGTACCGGTTGGCCACAAATGGACAAGATACTTTACGGCGGCTTTAGTCGAGGTGAATTAAACATCTTTGCAGGCGGATCTGGTTCGGGTAAATCGTTAGTTATGATGAACATTGCACTTAGCTGGTTGCAAGCTGGACTAAGTGGTGTGTATGTAACATTAGAACTTAGTGAAGAACTATGCTCGTTGCGTACAGATGCTATGCTTACTGGTATGAGTACAAAAGACATCCGCAAGGATATTGATACAACAGAACTTAAAGTTAAGATGGTGGGTAAAAAGTCTGGACAATATCGCGTTAAAGGCTTTCCGGCACAGAGTAATGTAAACGACATACGCAGTTATTTAAAAGAAGTGCAGATCCAAACAGGCATTAAAGTTGACTTTGTCATGGTGGACTATTTAGATTTAGTAATGCCGGTGTCGATTAAAGTTAATCCAAACGACCAGTTTATCAAAGACAAATATGTAGCAGAAGAACTGCGCAACTTAGCCAAAGAACTTAATGTATTACTTGTAACAGCATCGCAACTTAATCGTAGTGCAGTTGAAGAAATTGAATTTGACCACAGTCATATTGCAGGTGGTATTAGTAAGATCAACACAGCAGATAATGTGTTTGGTATCTTTACAAGTCGTGCTATGAAGGAACGTGGTAGATATCAATTGCAATGTATGAAGTCGCGTAGTAGTACTGGTGTAGGACATAAAGTTGATCTAACTTATAACATTGAAACCATGCGCATTACAGATGAAGGCGAAGAAACTGCCGGAGATGGTAATGGTGCTAGTCGCAATATTAATAATGTATTAAACAATATTAAATCTAGCAGTACAGTCAATAGAGAAACTGGTGAAATTACAGATGCTCCAAAAATTAATGCAACAGTTGACAGTAGCAAACTTAAAAGTATGCTTGCTGGCCTAAAGAATAGTGGCGAATGACTTATAAAATTTTATGTACCGGTAATCCAAATGATTACACAATTGCTCGTGCAGTTAAGCAGGTATTCCCCGATGCCGATTTTGCATCTAGAGCCACAGGCTATGATTTACGTATGTGGGAAAATTCTACAGAAGACTTCTTTAAGGAAAACATTGTAAAGTATAATGTTTTAATTAACAGTGCATTTATATCAGGTGGTGCCCAGCAAAAAATATTAGAAATTACTAGTAGCCTTTGGACCACAGGGCATATTTTTAATATAGGTAGTTCAGCCGAATACGAAGGCCAAAGAAATAGTTTCTTCCCATTATATAGTGTACAAAAACGTGCGTTAAGAGATATAAGTTTAGCATTATGCACACCAGAACTTCGAACCACTCATATAACCGTTGGCGGTCTAAATGATATGAAGCCGGGCCATGAACACTGTATGGATCCGATACATGTAGCAAATACAATTAAATGGATTTTAAATAATGAAGCCCAGTTTCCGATAATAGGAATAGAACATTATAACAATGCAGCATAAAAAATATTTTTGTTATGAAATATATAAAAATCTAGCAATTTGGTCTAACAACGGAAAATTATCTTATAATCCTTGTAGTTATTATAAAGGATATATAAAAACTTCTGACAATTTTAACCTTACAAATGTGTGGAATAGCCCCGAACATAACAAATTAAAATTGATGATTGAACAGGATACAGCTATTCCTGGATGTGCTGGGTGTTATAACGAAGAAGAACAGGGACTAACTAGTAGACGAATGGGCGCCAAAGAATTATGGGAAAATCACTTTTACGATACTAATATAGATTTAGATGGACCACAAAGCATTGATTATAGCGTAGGTAATTTGTGCAATTTAAAATGTGTAATATGCGGACCACATAACAGCAGTGCATGGATTGGTGATTATCAAAAAATTTATCCAGATAAAAATATAGAAATTTTTAAACATGATAAATTTAATCAAATTGAAGTTAATGATTACTTATTGCTAAAAAATATCAAAAACATACACTTCCATGGCGGCGGCGAACCGTTGCTATCAGACAATCATGTCAATCTTTTAAAAAAAATTAAAGAAGTTAAAGGACTATCGGATGTACATGTATTCTATAATATTAACGGAACTAAACGTGCGTCGCAAGAACTGTTAGATCTATGGGCAGAATGCCAATTAGTTGAATTATATTTTAGTATTGATGATATTGGTGAAAGGTTTAATTATCAAAGAACTGGAGCCGATTGGAACGAGACAGTAAAAAATTTACAATGGTATACAGAAAATATGCCACCAAATCATATGTTTAAAATAAACTGTGCTTGGGGATATTTAAATATATTTTATCTAGATGAACTATATGATTGGTATACAACTAACTTTAGCACTAATAGATTGGGTGACCCTGTTAATTTAATTTTTCAAAAAGTCCAAGATGATAATTTTAAACTGTCTATAGATAAAATATCAAAAGAGTTAAAAACAATTTTAGTTAAAAAATTTAAAAATTATCCTAAATTGTTAGAATTAGTGGATACTTTAAA